GGACATTTTGAAATAAATCTTAGAAATAACCTGTGACATACACCACATATGGGCGCACTATATAGACAAATCGGACATTCTAAAATCACGTATCATACAAAATAAAATCCTATTAACATTTTATGAAATCTTAAAAGCAGTTGACTAGAATTATTATATAAAATGAGGGGGGGACTTAAAAATAGGATCCATATCATCTGGTACCATATAGACGATATATAGCTACATATATCCTAGTTGACTAGAATATAATGCTATACTTATAGATATGTATGAAATAGATGTTTATGCAGTTACAGATAATCCAGGAATATTAGCTCCATTACCTATAAATCGTAAATGGATGGATGATCTTCCATTTGAGGGTGTATACCGATGTTTCCCAATGGGTCTTGCAAATCAGATGGGATATGGAATATCCTTTCCAGAAGATATCTCATTTGAATGGGATGGGACCTATGATGGAGAAAAAGGCGGGATAAAAGTATACTCTGGACATAGGTGGATACATAAACACAGAGGATGGGCTACATTAGCTATATCTACTGGATTGAAATTTAGAACTCCACAAGATGTCTCTATGTTGGCTTATCCTATTCCAAATGAGTTCTATGATGGCTTTCAGGTATATACTGCACTACTCTCCACCTCCTTTTTTAAAGGAGCATGGGAGATTACACTGCGAATAACCGAACCTAATAAAATTATCACAATTCCTGCTAATACTCCGATAGGAGCAATTATGCCTATCTCTCTCGGCGCACTTAACGGCAGCACTATAACACTAAAAGAAACCACCCAAGAAGTTCTATTTGATTTTCCAAGTATGAAGCAAATTAAAACAGTAGATGATAACACTAAACATGGCAGAGGTACGGGCTTATATAGAAAAGGTGTTGATCATAATGGAGTTAAATATGGAGAACATGAAGTATCTAAAATTGACCTCTTCTACGACGACGCACTTGACCCGCAACATAATAAGCGTAAAATAAATAAAATATAACTATTGCTATATCTGCCAGTTAAAGGTATACTTATAAGGTTCTAAAATTTTAGGTTCGTCTAATTGTCGGACTTTTGCCTCCGAAGCAAATAATGTTGGTTCGATTCCCGCACCTAAAGCATATTGACCCATAGCTCAGTTGGTAGAGCACTTGACTGTTAATCAGGGGGTCCCAGGATCGAAACCTGGTGGGTCAGCATATACCTCTATAGCTCAGTGGAAGAGCAACAGGTTTCTACCCTGTGTGTCGGGAGTTCGAATCTCTCTAGGGGTGCATATATTAGTCAACTAAAATACTTATAGTATAATTAAGGTAATGAATCAAATAATTATAAACGCAATGCCTAGAAGCGCAGCAGCATGGCTTCAATTTCTTCTTGCCAGAGCGATATCGCCAAACAAGCAAATTAATACTAGTGTAGTTCCAGATTATAATGATTTTGTAATCCGAATGAATAACCCTGCTGTTCTCTATGCTAAGTTTGATGACTTTACTCAGGTAAATATTATTAGAAACCCTTTTGACATTATTCCATCTGTTATTACAAAGACATACGGAGGAATAGGAGATACAGTTTCTAATGGTATTGCTATGCCTTCTGAAATGCCAAAGTTTGATATGGATAGCCATATTAAGGCACAGATATCTATGTATAACGGATATGCTGAAGGAGCCCTTCTTAATAGAGACAGACTTAAGCTTTTTACTTTTGATCAGGTAACTAAGGATATAGAGTACGTTACAGCTGCTCTATTAGGTGAAGAAAAAAAACTACTTAATGAATATATCCCAAACTATATAACATGGGCTAAACCTCGTATACGTACACATGAGTTATCTGATCCAGGATACAATAATGCTCTACCTGAGAAAAAACCAGATATCTATTATGAGATTAAAGATAGACTTATGATGCATGAAATAGATCCTTGCTATATGAGATTTAGACAATTAGAAAATATGGCTTCTTCTTCCGCCGACGCACTAGGATACGGCAATGTCAAGTAATTTATCTCAAAGATATTTAGATATAAGATCAAAACATACAATTAATAATCAAGACTTTGTGCCATTTATAATTGATGATGTATTTACCCAACAGGAGCTATCTGAACTATACGAAATGTTAGATAACTCTACAGATTTAGATACAAAGGTTATGAAACCCTGGGGGCAGAGGCTCTGGCTTACAAGATTGCCTGAAAGCGTCTTAAAACGCCTTACCGAGGTCTCTAAGACACATATATCAGAGGAGCTAGAGATCTTTGAGGCAACATTTGCTAGGTACTCATTAGAAAATGGCCCGACTGTAAGACTTCATCCTCATCATGATTCAGCAAGGCCTTCTGAGACGGTTGTTTTGGATATTCAAATTAACAACTCTGGCGAAGAATGGGCAATTGTAATAGAGGGAGAAAAGTACTATTTAAAAAATAATCAGGGAATTGTTTTTTATTCTACACAACAAGTACACTGGAGAGAAAAGAAAAAATTTATTCCTGGAGAAGAAGTTGATATGATATTTGCTAATTTTACTTTTAATCCACCACGAAATTTTCAGCCTGAGTGGCAAGAGGCAATGAGACTAAGAGCTCTTACGCTTCAAGAAGAAATGAAATATCTTTCTTAAATAAACTCTATACTTTAATACAAGTAGATGTATTTTAAATTCGTTAGATTCTGTAGGATACTTTGAAGCAGAAAAATGAAACCACTCACTTTCGGAGCCTGGTCTTTCGGAAAACTTTGCAAAGTATCTTGGTGACATTATAATATAATTATAGCAGAAAACCCAATCAGAGGCGGATCCGATTGGGTTCTGGCACCTAGTGGTGCAATGTACAGGGAACATTTGGGATGCTACTACCTGTACAATATTATTGTAATTTTGTTTTAATTATAAGTCAATAGGTTTAATCTTAGCCTTTACTGGTCTTGATGTTCTGTAAGATGCTTTTGCTGCACCTTTAGGGGCTTTCCTTGTCGTTTCTAATTTTATTTTATTTGCAATCATTAATAATATAACTTTCATTTCTAGCATTGCAAATTGATCTCCCATGCATTTTCTTTGCCCTAGTCCAAATGGTATGTATGCGCCTCGTGGTAAACCTTTTTCAAAATCATTATTCCATCTTTGAGGCATGAACATTTCTGGGTATTCGTATATTTCTGGATCATGATGAATTGGATATGTGCTCATAATTACCGCTGCACCTCTAGGTATAAAATTACCGTCGATAACCGAATCCTCTAAAGCTAATCTGGGCATTACCCATAGTGGAGGTGAAATTCTTAATGTTTCTTTAATTATAGATGTACATATTTCGGCTTTTGAAACTCTTTCCATAAAATCTTCTTTGCCGTAGTGTTTCATAATTTCTTGTGCTTCTTGAGTAAGAAGTCTGTACCAAATTGGGCTGTCATTAATATATGCAATTGTAAAGGTTAGAGCGTTTGCTGTTGTTTCAAATCCAGCAAGAATAATTGTTAGTACCTCATCTGAAATTTCTTGAAAAGACATAGGGTTATCTTTATTGTTTCTAGATTTAATTAAAACGTTTAATAGGTCGTCTCCATCTACAGGATTATTCATTCTTTGTTCTATTAATTTTAATGAAAATTCATGTAGCTTTATAGATGCATCTCTAAAATCTTTAAATATTGGAAGGTTGGAAAAGTCGTATCTATGTAGTGCTGGGGCAACTGTTCTCTCTGCTGCATTTACTGCGGTATTCATATTTTTTCTAATTACTTCTGTGTCTGATTTGAGATTGATTCCAAACAGTGACTCTGCAACAATTTCAAGAGTTAGCGATACCATTTCAGAATGGACATCTACTTTTTTATTTGGGGTTTTAAGCCATTCGTCTATCCTGCTTGATGTTTTTTCAATCATTATATCGAAATACCCCTGAATTTTTTTATGAGTAAAACTAGGCTGCATTATTTTTCTATGCTGGGTATGCGTTGGCTCTTCGCTGGTTAATAAGCCTTCTCCAGCAAATTTTCTTATTCTGTTCCATCCGTTACCTTTTAGAAATTTTTCTTTTTGCTCTACAGTAATCTGGTATACCATCTCTGGAGAAAAGGCTGTAATAAAAAGTTCATTTGATACAAATATAGATCTACACTTTCCATATTTAAGCATCATTTTTTTATAAAGTTCTGCTCTGTTTTTTTGTGAAATAAACATGTTTATTTTTTTGGGCATTAACTGTGGAATCTTATTTTCAATTCTTCTTGTTACAAGATCTTGTTTTCTAACAGGTCTTGGAAGAAAAGGAAACAATCTTCTCTTATAAAAAAATGGCGGGATTAATTGATTAGGATTCATCTTCAACCTGTGGAGTATAAGATGGAGCTGGGCCAAGCAAGTAGCCTTGGTCATGGTAAGAAACCATTTTAGATACATCTTCTGGGCCAACAAGTTTATTTGCAATTAAAGTTAAAATGTCATATATCCTATGAAGCATGATATACGTAACCATATCTAGGTTCTCTTCTAAATTTTGTGGTTTCTCTTCGTTACTCATTCCGCCTACATTCCTAAAGATAAAGCATGTTCATAAAGCTCTATATCGTACCTATTCAAATCCATTATCCTATTTTTATGTTCATTAGTCAAGCCTTTTTTAATTATAGCCACATTCTCGTCACCTTTGTTTAAAAATACGTTATTAAAAGAACCAGAGTATCCTTCTTCATTCAATTTTTCTGTCAATCTTTTTAAAAAGGATTCACGGTTATCTGTTGTTCCAAAAATTGTTATGTTGTCAACCGCTTCTTTCCAATTTGACGGATTTGTTTCTTGTTTCATAAATAAAGATACACCTATTTGATTCATCATTGTAGCAATATCAATTTTATTTTCCATAAATCTGTTTGTCCACCTATAAAGATTATCTGTATCCAGCGTAGAAGTTATACTCTTTGCTTGCAAATTAGAAATTAAAGGTATTCTTAAATCATCATATAAATATTTTTCAAATTCTTCAATAGATGTCTGTTTGTTCTGTCCAGTTGACCAATTTTTAAAGTATACCTCATATGCAAAGTGGCTTATAACGCGGTCTATAGGATTTCTAAAAATTGTTACTGTATTTAATTCAATACCATTATTTTTAAATAAATTTATTGGGTAGTTTCCAAAATGACCTGATATAAATTTTGACTCTAGCATATCTTGATCGTCTACATAAATAATCGGGTTAATAAAGGTTTGCTCGCCAATAAAAAACTTTCTCATTTCCCTTTGCAAAGAAATCCCTGAATTTTTTCTTATATGCAAAAAGTAAAACGGTTTCCTATTGGTTCCATTTGTTACCTGAAGACTTTCTGCTTTTTCTACCCACTTGTCAGAAAAAAATCTTATACCATTTTCTAGTTCATAAAACTTATAGTCTAAAACTTGTGTAAATTCTGCATATCCAAAAACAGAAGGATCTGTATTGGAACCACCAGGGACTTTAAATGTATGATCTTCTGGGTATTCTATTCCATTAACATAGTTAGCCATTAGATTTTACCAAGCGGACTATCTTTTCGTAAAAATCAATTCCTATAACTTTTTTATAATTACAGGATAAGCAATATAAAAATATATCATCTTCTTCGTTTTGATTACATAGAAGAAGGCCTTGATCCATTGGGCATTCGACCTTTGGAACAAGACCCTCTTCTGAAAGAGCTATATATTTAGATACATATTGTATCTGTTTCAACGAACTCTCCTATTTACGATTCAGGGAATAGCGGTAGCCATTTCTCTGCTGCGGCATTTAAGCCTTTCCACGATGTCCAATTTTGTCCGCCTTGTGACATGTGATACGTTATCTCTGCGTTTATTACTGGGTCAAATAATAATATATTTGACTTTAAGTTAAATTTTTCTTTACGATCTACACCAAGCTCACCCAGCATATTAATCTGAAAAATTCCATAGGAACTGTCTCCAGTATTCCTGTTACCATTGTAAGCCATTGGTCGTCCGTTGGACTCCCTCTTAGCAATAGCCCAAGCCGTTTTAAGGGCTTTTCCTTCAAAGCCAACCGCAATTAAAAGTTCTTTCAATTGTTTATCAGTCAACATCTCAGAAGGCTTGTAAACAGTATTGCTGTACTTCTCTAAGGTTTCTTCTTTAAGTTGTACTTCTGTCTTTGGTTCTACTATCAAAGCTTTTGCGGGGATCATAGTATTGTTTGTGAATAGGAATAATGTTATCATTACTATCACAGTCGTATTATGAACAAAATCGCTAAGCTTTTGTTTTATATTCTCCATTGGCATTTCCTCCTTTAGAGATAACGAAGTATAATCATAGCATTGGCTTACAATAGGTGTCAAGCCAGTCGACTAGAAAGAAAATATGGAAATATCCTTTTCTACACCAATAGTTAATCTAAAAATGTCCAACGGTTACGGGCATGCTGGATTAAAGATTATAGAATCATTAAATAATCTAGGATATAAAACTCCATTTCAAAAAGGTTCTTCTCCAGTTCAAATAAATTTTTCTCAACCAACTCATTTCAAGTTACATAAGAATCAATATCAAATTAGTTATACCCCATGGGAATCTACAAAAATACCAGATGATTGGTTTGAAAATTTAAATCTATGTGATGAAATATGGACTACTTCAAATTGGTGTAAAGAAGTATTTGAATCTAATGGATTAAAAGATGTAAAAGTATATCCACATGGAATAGATCCTATATGGAAACCAGTTAAAAGAAATCTTACTCATGGAAGACCTTTAAAGTTTTTACATATTGGAGAACCAGCACCAAGAAAAGCTGGACAAATGGTGGTAGATGCTTTTACTTCGCTATTTGGAAACAATCCGTTTTATTCTTTAACTATTAAATCATATGGTAGTAATACTACTAGAATATATAATAACTATATAGATAGAAATATAATAGGTTTACCAGATGTACTATATAATAATATATATATAAATAATAGTGTACTAAACGAAGATGAACTTGTCAAGCTATATCATGATCATGATGTTTTAGTATATCCAAGTTATGGCGAAGGTTTTGGATTTATTCCACTTCAAGCATTAGCAACTGGCATGCCAACTATATGCACAAATGGTTGGGCTCATTATGAAAAATACTTAGGACCATTAAAATTAAAATCAGAATTAATAGATTCTCCTTGGCCATTTCCACATGAAGGAAAAGTTTTTGAACCAGACTATCAACATCTACTTGAACTTATGAGAGATGTGTCTTTAAATTTTAAAGCATACTCTGGATATTATTTTGCTCAATCAAAAGATATACATATAGAATATAACTGGGAACAGTTGACTAAAAATTCATTTGGACATATTTTTAAAAAGTTTTTCTAAGGCCTTCCCTCTATAAAAAAAGTTTGATACACTATACTCTCACTTAAAAATTAATTAACCGCAGGGCGGAGAAAAAGGTCTATATGTCATCTAAAATTGAAAACCCGTATGAAAACTTTATTGCATTATCACGTTATGCAAGATGGATACCAGAAGAAAATCGACGTGAAACTTGGAAAGAGACTGTAGACAGATATTTTGTTTTTATTCTAGATCACTTATTTAAAGAATACTCTTACGAACCTTCATCAAAAATAGTTGAAGAATTAAAGCAAGCCGTTCTTGATAGAAATGTTATGCCATCAATGAGATCCCTTATGACTGCTGGAGCAGCACTAGAAAGAGATCATGTAGCTGGTTACAATTGTTCTTTTGTTCCAGTAGATAACCCAAGATCATTTGATGAAACAATGTATATCCTAATGTGCGGTACTGGTGTTGGATTCTCTGTTGAATATAAGTATGTTAACAAGCTTCCTTCCGTCCCAGAATCTCTTGAAAAATCAGATACCATTATTGTTGTAGAAGATTCTAAACAAGGTTGGGCCAAAGCTTACCGTGAACTTCTTGCACTTCTTTGGACAGGACACATTCCAGCAATCGATGTTTCAAAAGTAAGACCATCAGGAGCAAGACTTAAAACCATGGGCGGAAGATCATCAGGTCCACAACCACTTGTCAATCTTTTTGATTTTACAATTGCAAAATTTAAAAATGCAGCAGGTCGTCAATTAAAGCCAATTGAAGCACATGACATTATGTGTAAGATTGGTGAAATTGTTGTAGTTGGCGGAGTAAGACGTTCTGCTATGATTTCTCTTTCTAACATAAATGATATCGAAATGGCTTCAGCAAAATCTGGTAATTGGTGGGAAAATAATACACAACGTGCACTTTCAAATAACTCTGTTGCTTATTCACGCAAACCAGAGATGGAACAATTTATAGCAGAATGGAAAAATCTTTATGATTCAAAATCAGGAGAACGAGGTATATACAATGTGGCCGCAGCTCAAGCCCAAGCAGCCAAATACGGAAGAAGAGATCCAGATATACACTATGGAACTAACCCGTGTTCAGAAATTATTCTACGTCCTTACCAGTTTTGTAACCTTTCAGAAGTCGTACTACGTGAAAACGATACAAAGAAAGATATTGAACGTAAAGTAGAACTTGCAACCATCCTTGGAACTTGGCAATCTACTCTTACAGATTTTAAATACTTGCGTAAAATTTGGAAAGACAATACAGAAGAAGAACGCCTATTAGGAGTATCTTTGACTGGACAGTTTGGTCATAGGTTTATGTCAGGTAAAGAAGATATCGTAGCACTAGAGGCATTTCTAATGACCCTTAGAGAAACAGCAAGAGCAAAGAACAAAGATGAGGCTGGGAAAATTGGGATTCCTGAGTCTGCAGCTATTACATGTGTAAAGCCATCAGGAACAGTATCTCAATTGGTCGGGGTGTCTTCAGGAATGCATGCATGGCATTCTCCATATTATATTCGCACAGTTCGTGGTTCAAAAGGAGATCCAATTTCTACATTTTTAAAGGAAGTTGGTATACCAGTTGAAGATGATGTAATGAAGCCAAACGATACATATGTATTTTCGTTTCCAGTTAAGGCACCAGAAGGCGCAATTGTTAGAAATGATTTAACAGCAATCGAACATTTAAATATTTGGTTAGTTTATCAACGTGCTTGGTGTGAACACAAGCCATCTATTACCGTATCTGTAAAAGAAGATGAGTGGATGGAAGTAGGAGCTTGGGTATATAAACATTTTGATGAAGTTTCTGGAATCTCATTCCTGCCTCATTCAGATCATTCATATAAGCAAGCACCATACCAAGAAGTTACTAAAGAAGAATATCAAGAGTTAGAAAACCGAATGCCAAAAAGTATTAGATGGGAAGATTTGTCTTTCTATGAAACAGAAGACGGCACAACAGGAATGCAAACTCTAGCTTGTACCTCAGACGGAAATTGCGAGATTGTAGATATCTCAGCTTAGTAGTATAATGTATAGTATTGGGCTAACGCCCAAAATTCCTGGGCACCGAGCTCAGAAATAGGAGGATCTCATGAAAAAAGATCTAAACAACGATGGAGTAATATCAATGACAGAACAAGTCTTAGCAGCTCTTGGAACATATGCCCGTGCATTTCTTTCAGCAGCAATTGCTTTGTATATGACTGGCAATACAAATCCAAAGGACCTTTTGATGGGCGGAATTGCAGCAGTAGCCCCAGTAATTTTAAAGGCTCTTTCCCCAAGCAATCAAGAGTTTGGTTTTAAGTCCCCTAAGTAATTTAGTAGACTGTATTAAGGAAACTCCTATGCTAGAATTGGCATAGGAGTTTTCCTATTTAGGAGATTTTTAGAAAATGGCAGTACAAAAAAATTGGGAAGTAGATCAAAATACTACTTTTAAGTTCCAACTTCAATATACAGAAGATGATGAGGTTACGCCCATCGATCTAACTGGCGCTATCGCAAAAATGCAAGTACGTGATACAAAAGGCGGAAGCAAATTAGCTTTTACTTTAACGTCACCGTCTGGCGGTATTGTAATAGACGAAGAAAATGGAACATTAGATATCACAATCACCCCTACTCAAACAAATAAGCTATTTTATCCAAAATCTTCTTATGACATTATGGTCATTGATGCAAACGCAAACAAGATCAAGATGTTGGAAGGCTTTATGACTTTGAATAGGTCGGTGACTATATAGTGATAGAAAAAGTAATAGTAAGAGAAACCCAAAATAAGTTAATAGTTTCAACAACAGGAACACAAGGTCCTAGAGGAAAAACTATTTTAAACGGAACTGGCGCTCCAGCAAATAATCTCGGCATTGAAGGAGATTTTTATTATGACACTGTCACAACAAGATTCTATGGTCCAAAGCTTTCAAACATTACATGGGCAGGAGCAGAAAGTTATTTATTAAATAACGCTGCATCTGATTATTCAAAACACATGTCGTGGGAACTAACACAAGTAACAGGTCCAGCAGATGGATTATATTCTGTAGAACTAAATCATGATTTAAATTTCTATCCCAACATAACAATCAAAGATAGTACTGGAGATGTTGTTGAGACTGGAATTGAGTATGATAATTTAAATACAATAACACTGACGATGGCGCAACCCTTTTCGGGCACAGCGTATTTGTCATAAAAGGAGAATGAAAAATGGCAAGAAAATATTTAGTAAGCATTGATCTTAACAAAAATGAGATTCTTAATGCTAGATTACAAAACCTGTCTTCCGATCCGTCTTCGCCAGTCGCAGGTCAAATTTACTACAACACAGCAGAAAATGTAACAAAGTTTTATGACGGAACCTCATGGATATCAGGAGGATCAACAAAATTTGGATTAGCAGCAAATAGACCAGCACCTTCAAAGGCAGGCACACTATATGCAGCTACAGACACAAGCACACTATTCTTGGATAATGGAACCGCATGGATACAAATTTCTGTTAACCCACAAGATTTAGCGGATACATTACAGGATGCAAAAGATTATACAGATGCTCGTGAACTTGCAATTACAACTGCTTATGAGGCTTATGCCGATCAAGCAGAGTTAGATGCTAAGGCTTATACTGATATTCGTGAAACAGCAATCACAACAGCTTACGAGTCATATACATCAACAGCTATAAATAATCTTATTGACGGAGCTCCAGGGCTTCTTGATACGTTGAATGAAATTGCCGAAGCAATAAATGATGATGCAAATTATTTCACAACTGTAACAAATGCAATTGCAGAAAAGCAAGACACGCTAACAGCTGGTAATGGTATTGATATTGATTCAAGCGAAAATATATCTGTAAAACTAGGTACTGGATTAACATTTGACGGCTCTGGTAATATTACAGTAGCTGAATCATACGGTGTTCAAAAATTTGCTACATCAATAGGAGATGGAAGCACAACTGTTTTCCAAGTAACTCACGGATTAGGTAGCAGAGACGTTTCTGTAACAATTTATGATAATTCTACAAAGGCAGAAGTTTTTGCAGATGTTGTTCATAATACAGATACAGTTGCAACAATCTCATTTGCTTCAGCACCTTCTAGCAATGAGTTTAGAGTAGTAGTAATTGGATAAACAATGTCAAGGAAATTTAAGTCTTTACTTAGTTTAACTACACTAGCCACCGATCCTTCAGGATCAGTTGGCGATGTGTTTTTTAACACAACTGAAAAAGCCTTAAAGATTCATAACGGTTTAACTTGGATTACGTTAGCAAAAAATGATGATCCAGCACCGTTCTATCTTCACACTCACACATACGATGGAGATGTTCACACCATTGATGTTGAAAACCCAATTACGTTTAAAGAAATTAATCAAGATAATACACCTGAAGAAGAAATTCCTGTTATAATTGGACTTGATGGTGGAACTCCACAAGATAATGTGACAGATCCAAGTTCATCAAATCTTTCTTTATTGGATGGTGGAACAGTTGTCAACTAATTTCCCAGAAACATTAGACAATCTTACAAATCCAGCGGGCACAGATAGCTTAGCGGGTCATGCTCAACAGCATGCGAATACAAATGATGCCATTGAGGCACTTCAAACAAAAGTCGGTGTAGATGGGTCGACAGATGCAACATCTTTAGATTATAGATTAAATGCATTAGAAGTAGCCCCACCAAGCACTGAAGCTAAATTAATTTATGAAACTGTAAGTAATAATACAGGTTCTACAATTGCAAAAGGAAAAGCAGTATATGTAAGTGGCGCAGTAGGAGCTTCAGGAAAACTCAGAATATCTTTAGCATCAAATGCTGGAGAGTCTACATCAAGCAAAACATTTGGAATAACAAGACAATCAATTGCGACAGGTGCAGAAGGAGAAGTTGTAACAGAAGGAATCCTTCAAGGTATAAACACATCTGGAGCAAGCGATGGAGACCCTGTATGGCTAGGAACAAGCGGCAACATGCTGTTTGGTTTAGCAAATAAACCGTCAGCCCCATCACATTTAGTATTTTTAGGTATAGTCATTCGTGGAAACCAGGCACAGACTGGTTCAATGTTTGTCAAAATACAAAACGGTTTTGAGATTGAAGAGCTTCACAATGTAGCTATAACAAATCCTCAAAATGGAGACTTTTTACAGTATAATTCTACAACAGGTACTTGGCAAAATATCAATTTAGATTTAACATATGCCAAAGATGAAGATGTAGCCCTAATAAACACAAAGCTAGGTTTATCTGGCAACAATGATCTAACAGTAAATGGAATTGAAAACAAAACAGCAGTTGATGAGTTTTCAAAAACACTGTATAGAACAGTTCAATATAAACTTCAGATTTCTAAAGGTAGCGAATACGTTACTTCAGATATTCTGATTCTTAATGATGGAACTAACGTTAACATATCAGAATCTAACGTTATTTCTAACACTGAAAATTCTTTAGCAAATGTTACTTTTGAAGAAAATTCAGGTATAATTAGCTTAAACGTAACACCAATAAGTGGATCTGTAACCGCAAGATATTACAGAACCGCCTTAAAGATTTAAGGCGATAGGAGATATAAATGGCAACAGTAGTAAAAAACTTTAGAATTAAAAGCGGCCTTATAGTTGAAGGCTCAACAGGTACAATCAATGGTCAAAATATCCTTACAGAAACAGGTGGAGATACATACATCCTGAATCTTGTTGGTGGTGCTACCCTTGTAAAATCCGTATCATCTGACTTTGCAGTAGATGGTTCAGGAAACCTTACAATCAACGGATCTTCAGATTTAGCAAGAAGTGGAGATATTACAACCGCAATCAATGGTCTAGATACAGACGATATTGAAGAGGGTGCAAGTAATCAATACTTTACAAACCAGAGAGCTTTGGATGCAACCTCAGCAGCATACGACGCATACGGTGCAGCTTCAACAGCTCAATCAAATGCAGAAGATTATGCAGATGGTCTTGCTTCTAATTATGATCCAGCTGGTGCAGCTTCAACAGCAGAAACTAATGCTAATAGCTATACAGACACAGCGCTTGGTTCTTACACAACAACAGCAAACCTTGATACAACAATCGATGGCTATGGCTATCTTAAGTCAGCAGATCTTTCAGGATATGCAACAGAGACATATGTTGGAACAGCAATTGATAACCTTGTAGATGGTGCCCCAGGCCTACTTGATACATTAAATGAAATTGCAGCGGCTATTAATGATGATGCAAACTATGCAACAACAATTACAACCGCACTTTCTGGAAAGCAAGCAACACTTACAGCCTCAACTGGAATTACAATTGATGGCTCAAACAACATTTCCGTAACATCAAATACATACGATGCATACGGCGCAGCAGCTCAAGCACTATCTGACGCAGAAGATTACGCAGATGGCTTGGCAGGAAACTACGATGCCGCTGGAACAGCAGCAGGTCTTGTAGATGACCTTAAAGACGGAACTACAGCATTTACAGTACTTAATGTAAATGATCAGGCTAAGCAAATCGCAGCCTCCTCTACATCACTTGGATCAGTTGTAGTAACTGCTTACGAGTGGGCAAAGGCTGACTATAAGTCAGGTAAGTTCCTAGTTAAAATTGATAACGGAACAGACAACGAAATGTCAGAAATTCTAGTAACACTAGATTCATCAGATAACATAGCAATTACAGAGTATGCAATTGTTGGAACTAATGGATCAAGAGGAACAATTACAGCAGACATCTCTGGTTCAAACGTAAGAGTAAGAGTTAACCCAGTAAATGATTCAACAATCAAAATAACTGGAACACTTCTTAAATAATTAAATAAAAGGTAAGGGGTCCTTTCAAAACCCCAAAAAACAATTAGGGGATATGTGAACTTAAATGGCAACAACAAATAAAAATTTTAGAGTCAAAAACGGACTTGACGTAGCAGGAACAGCGACCTTTGATTCGCCAGTGGTTCTTGGAGCTAACGCCCTTAGATTTAATTCAAGCTCAAATAAATTAGAAATTCAAATAAACAATGTATGGAGCCCAATTGCTTTTACGGCTGATATACCAGATACATCTGGAGATATCAGCTTTATGGATATTGGGTTAGCAATTGACTATAATGGTCAACCTATTTATACCGTTCAGGCTAATGGTATAAATACAACAGCAACTAAATTTGCAAGTGGTGGATCTCCATCAACTACAAACTTTGATATTACCTTTGATTCTGGGGTAATTTCATAATGTTGTTTTTGTATGAATCAAATGCTATAATTTCAAATATATTCAATAATTTAGGGGTGGCACAATGTCAACAGTAAGAATTCAAATTCGTAGAGGTCTAGCAGCAGATTGGACTTCTGTAGATCCAGATTTAGCACCAGGAGAGCTTGGTCTTGAAACAGACACAGGCAAAATGAAAGTTGGTGCTGAAACAGCAACAGCATGGACAAGTCTTCCATATATTAACGTAACAGAGTCAGGCCTTGGAGATAGTCTTGACGACTATATTCTTGCAGCAGATAGAGGAGCAGCAAACGGTGTTGCATCTCTTGATTCAACAGGTAACGTGCCATTTAGCCAATTAGGCAACATAATTGATGGCGCTCCAGGAGTATTAGATACATTAAATGAGATTGCAGCCGCAGTAAATGACGATGCAACATTCTTTACAACAGTATCAAATAGCATAGCTACTAAACTAGCATTAGCAGGCGGAACAATGTCTGGCGCAATTGCAATGGGTAATAACAAGATTACAGGTCTTGCAACACCAACAACAAATTTTGATGCTTCTACAAAAAAGTATGTCGATGATCTACAACAGCAAACAGTAGCTGGTATTTTTACACACGAAGGTACAACTACAAATATTCACGGCGTTGCAGATATGACAGCACTTGCAACATTTAGCTACGTAGACACAGCAGTTTCAACACACGCACAGGATACAACAAATATCCATGGAATTGCCGATACAGCAGATCTTGCAACAATTGATTATGTAGATTCAGAAATTTCAACACTTGATACAGCTGCACAAGGATATGCAACAACTGCAGGAAATACAGCAGCAACTAATTTATCAAACCACTCTTCAGATACAACAAACGTACACGGTATTTCAGACACAGCAGCTTTAGCACTTACTGCAGATGTAAATAGCGGACTTGCTCTAAAGCAAGATAAAGTAACTGGAGTTTCAGATACAGAAATCGGATATCTTGATGGAGTAACATCTGCGATTCAAACTCAAATTAATTCAAAGGCTTCATCTTCAGATCTATCTTCACATGCATCAGATACAACAAGCATTCATGGAATTTCTGATACAGCAAACCTAGCTTATGTAAATGCTGCAAATCAGACATTTACTGGAAATATGGAAGTTGACGGAAACTTAGTAGTAGACGGTGATTTTACTGTAAATGGTACTAACTTCTCAGCATCAGCAACATCTATCACAATTGAAGACAACATGGTTCAACTTGCTCATCAAAATGCAGCAAACACAGTTGACCTTGGTATTGTGGTTGCTTATAACGATGGAGCAGCAAAGCATGCTGGTATCGTAAGAGATGTATCAGATGCTAAATGGAAGTTATTTAAGGGTGTTTCAACAGAACCTTCAACAACTGTAGCATTTGGTGAAGGATCACTAGATGACCTAGCGCTAAATAATATTACAGCAGCAGGAGTTGTATTTACAGATGGAACTCAGACAAAGGAAGGCGTAGTTTCACGGACTCCAATTGTTCAAAAGACAGCAAGCTACACACTTTCAGCACTTACAGAAAGAGATAATTTGATTGAAATATCTTCTTCTTCTGGAGTTACACTAACAATTCCAACAGATGCAACACTAAACTTCCCAGTAGGAACATCTCTAGATATTCTACAGACATCAACTGGACAAGTTACAATTGCAGGAGAAAGCGGAACTACAGTTAACGCAACTCCAGGATTAAAGTTAAGAACCCAATGGTCTTCTGCAACTTTATTCAAGAGAGCAGCAAATACATGGGTCGTTTACGGCGACTTAATGGCATAATAAAATTAATTAAAAAATAGGAGATATAAAATGGCATCAGGTAAGAAAGCGGGAAGACACTCCCAACAAGCAAATGACTTTTTGGAGCCAAAGGCACCAACAATTACAGGAGCTACAGACGTAGGAACAAATAGAGCATATAATCAAGGTGCAGTTGATGTTACATTTACACTCCCAGGAGATTCTCCAGCTGCTACATCATATACAGTATATGGAACAAATGGAAGCCATAACCACTCACAATCTGGCTCATCTTCACCAATTCGCATAGAGTCATTATATTCAAATACCTCTTATACATTTACAGTAGTTGCATCAAATGCAGCAGGAAACTCTGTAGCTTCAAGTTCATCGTCACCTGTTCTTGTAACCACAGTACCAGATACAGCGGGAAGTCTTTCAGCATCAACAAATGGACAGAATAACAATCTTGCGTCATGGTCAGCTCCAGGACAAAATGGTGGAAAAGCAATTATTGACTATGAAGTATCTGATAATGGTGGAAATGCCCCAGATGTTCAAACAACGGCATCTACAAGCATAACATTTACAGGTCAAGCAGATAACTTTAGCTGGGCATTTAGAGTAAGAGTTCGGAATGCTAATGGATATTCAGCATACACTCCGTATTCAAACTATATCACAACAACTCCATTTAGCTTCGCCCCATTTGGATTTACCCCATTTGGATTCACTCCATTTGGATTTACGCCATTTGGATTTACTCCAAGTAAATCAATTGGAGCAGATACACTAGTACACTCAAAGGTGCCTGAAGGTCTTGTTTTAGCACACAACATTTCAGTAGGAGACATTCTTTACTCAGCAGCAATTGATGATCTTCCAACATCTGGAACAGGCCTAGAAGAAATTCTTAACATATGGCAATCAGCAGATCCAAACATTAATACAGATATTGAAACAACAGTAGTTGCTATTTCAGCAGGTATTGCTAATACAACATTTGTTATTAACGGAAACAAGTACACAAACACTCACTGGATCATGATTAAAAGAGACGATGTTGCAAAATTCGTTCCAGCAAATGAAGTTCTAACATCAGACCTAGTCTATTCACCAACATTTAATGACTGGCAGCCAGTTATTGAGAACAGAGTTTCATCTGGATCAGAGTTAGTTATTACAATTAACTGTGAGCCTTATGACGTTTTCTTTACTGACAATGCTCTTGTTCACGACTCACAGAGACTTGAATTTGATTCTCCAAACGTAATTACAGATCCAAATCAAAGTCTTGCACAATCATTAGAGTCACTATATCAGCAGTGGAAAACCTCCTCAGCTGAAGACAATAACCCACCAGCATAATTAATAATGCTTAAGTTACTTAAGCATATAAATAAAATGGGATTTTACAGAACCAAAAGACAAAATGGTTTTGTATTTCCTTTATTTAGAAAGTACCCTGACTATATAAAGGGTTCTTGGTGCCAATGGACATTATGTGATGATCAGTACGGACACAGAGCTCTTGAAACCTTATACTTAAATGACAATCAACCTTCAGGCACATTAATATTTTCTAATTTTATAAACAACGATTATCCTACAGCCTGGGCAAATATAATTTTAACAGGACATAATAAAAAAGATAACTATCACACTGCAGTAATTGATAGACTATATTGCGACCCAATTCATAGAAGAAAAAAGATAGGACTGTCACTGGCGATATTAGGATACACAGTTTTTTGGGGTAGATATAGAATAAGGGTTCAGCAAGGCAAGTCTGCAACAAGTACTGCATCTGAAATGCAAACGCAGGCAGCAGAATCTATTATGCTGTTTAAAGGTAAAACTAGATCAAGTAAAAAAGCAATGACAGAAGTAATAGGAAGTTCATCAGAAATGAAATTAGATGATGATATGGGATACACTCAAGATCCAATGATCCCAGCTGTTTGGCACTCGATAAGAACCTGGGAATAAATGAAAAAAATAACAAACATAAACAACGAATACTTAAAATTAAGTTATTTAAAAATGATTGATTCCATGCATGAATATATATCTAATACAAAATGGGGAATTAGAATACCAATTAAAGCAAAAAAAGTATCTTTAATTGATTATAAAACTTTTAACTTTTTCGGTCTATACAATACTGAAATATACAAACTTTATAAAGAAATCAGCACACTGGTTAAAGAAAAATGTATAGAAAAAAATATTAATTTTGAAAGAAACTATTTCCATCTACTGGGTAACATTTTAGACAATGACAAGATTCCAAAGGATGTAAATTTAAGAATGGCCCCAAATTTTAAAATAGAGTTTTGTGGGATATACGTAATAGATTCAAATTTAGACCAGATAAGTATTGATGGAAATGAAATTGACCTGGAGCCAGGATTAATGGTATTATTAGATCCAGAAAGCAAAGTTCTATTTAATAAAATGAGTGATGATCTAACTATTCTGTATTTTAACATTTCTCCATTAGAATATTTACATAGACAATATTATCAGAAATGGATTCCGCTAGTATGATTCAGATAGAGTTTATACCAAAATATAGGTCATTTGAAAAAATATTTCCAAGCCCAGTCCCAATACAATCCCATATCCCAGAGTGGTGGAAAAAGCAAGAAAGTTATTTAAATAACGATAATAGTATATATAGCGGGAATATGCTACTTACTGTAAAAAAATGTCAGGCTGTGTTTGATTCACTTTCTTTTGGCTATTACCTGCTTGCACCAGTAGATTTATATATAGATGCAACAGAAGAGGTTTTAAAGTTTGAAGTCACAAATGATGTTATGGAATTTCAAAAGTTTTTACTTGCACACCACTTAAAAGAACAAATTAAAGAATATCCAATTCCAGCATACTTTCATCAAGGAGTACTAAGACTACATCCAATGTGGTTAGTAAAAACTCCAGAAGGATACAGTAGTTTATTTATTGCCCCAATACACGGAGACAAAAGTCCAATACACGCCATATCAGGTTTGGTTGATACAGATAAATACCCGTCTGATGGATACCTATCGTTTTTTGTAGAAAAGGGTTTTAAGGGAGTAATAAAACAAGGCACCCCAATTGTTCAGGTTATCCCATTTAAAAGAGAAGACTGGGAAAGCTCTTTAAACAAAGATAAAAGATCAGATGAAAAAAATAGAGCAAACCAACTTTCAGTAAGATCTGTTTTCCAAAACGGATACAGAAAAAAAATGTGGTCTAAAAAAACTTTTAAATGAGTATTGCTAAAATACCAAGAGCCCCATACGAATCTGCAGCATGGAATGAAATGAGCTCAATGTCTTTTCAAGACATAATGCTATATTCTCAAATGTTTCCTAAATGGGCAATGTGGAGCGAAGTAAATAAAAATTATGGTAAGTCCTTGCTAAAACCAATAAATATGTATGTACACCATTTTGGTATTAAGCCAGAAATTAAAAAAATATCAGATACAAAAATATCTTTAATTTACAAAAATTATTCAGATATACTTGTTCAAATTGCAGATCCCCCAATGGGAGAAAAAGGTATTTTTAAATCAAATCCAATTAAGACATTATTTTATGCAACAGATAAATGCTGGCAAAGACAATTTTACCCATCATTAAATTCTCATAATGTTAATTCTGAAGACCTAATGTCAGAAAGACTATTTAAATTTTACATACCCTGGGTTCTGGACATAGATATTGAGTATAAAGTAAAGCAATCGGAAAACGGAAAGTCTATAAAAATAATTGAAAAAACAGATAGGTTTGTTAAAAATACAGATAAAATAATTAATGAAGCTAATTATATTGATTTTTATTTTACTAACTTTAAAGGACACATGCTTACAGAAACCTGTGGGGTTATAGAGCGAGGTACAGATTTATATGAAATTGAGATTGAGTTAAACGAAGAACAGATAAAGGAATTATTAAATGGATGAGCTAATAGTAAAATTTACACCAGCTATTGTTGACAATAATTTCTATGTAAACAAAGATACATATATGTCAGAGCCATCCCCATCTGTAAATTTTTTACCAGATTGGTACAGGAAACTTTCAAGATTTCAAAAGTCTAATAGTATATCTAAATTGCATCCAGTAAACGATAGAGGCACAGATGGAAGTGCAGCATCAACAAAACTATGCATGCCATTTTTAGATACCCTAACGTCGGGATATATATTTAGTCTAGATTATGATTTGCATGTAGACCTAGATGATGAAGGATTTCCAACACTGTCATGGGACGGAGACTCGATGATAGTTGATAAAAGATCTATGATAGATGTTGCTGTTCCAACATTTCACCACCCCCTACATTTTGGCTGGAAAGTAAATTGGTATTGCGAAACCCCACCAGGATATTCTATGCTTATTACACACCCTTTAAATAGACATGACTTGCCATTCACGACACTTTCTGGGATAATAGATACAGATAAATGGCATGCCCCAGTATTTACAGCATTTTTCCTAAAAAGGAATTTTATTGGAACAATACCAAAGGGCACACCTATATTCCAAATGATACCTATTAAAAGGGAAAACTGGAATATGGAAGTAGATTACACAACGGAATCTATAGAATTAAATAAAGTAAAAGAAGAAAGAAGAAGAATTTCAATATTTGCATATTATAAAAATTATATATGGCAACGTAAATGGTATAGAAAAGGAATAGACAATGGAGATTAATCCATTTTTAAATAAACCGACTGGTAAACCACATAAGTTTTTTGAAAAATATTTAGACAACGACCTTGAAGACCTATCAAGATTTTTACAAAAACAATATGTAGATATGGAAAATCTAAAGCTTAAAGGAATTACACAAGTAGATCAAAAAGATTTTTGGCTTTCTTCTGCAAGCGTATCTACAATTAAATGGCGTGAATACAATGTTTTTCAATTTTATCACGGCGGGATATACAGTCTATACAAATCCATTTCCGATACAGTTAAAGAAGCCTGTGAATATTATGACATAGACTTTAATAAACAAAGATATATGATACAGGGATGGTTTAACATTAACTACAACCACTCTGGAAAACTAGACTGGCATGATCACGGAGGCCCTTATGCCCCTTATTTCCACGGATACTACTGTGTAAACGCAGAACCCTCAACGACATACTATAGAGTGTTTGATAACCAGGTAGATAATCATAATAAGAATAATAGAATGATTCTTTCAGAAATGGGGCACCCACACGCTATGGGCGATTGGGACTGGGAAGGGCCAAGAGTCACAATTGCATACGACATAATGCCGTTAGAAAGCATTATAAATTCAGATGCCGCACAACAACATTGGATACCTTTACTATGATAAGAAAACCACATAGATTTTTTGAGAAGTATGCTGGCGTAGATACACAGTCATTACATAAATACTTAATTGAAAAAAACAAAGAAATGATATTGGCAGAAATTGATAAAATTACTGGAAGAGATGATGAAAATCAAACAGCTACTCAAAGAATGAGTCAAAATAATCAAAATGTAATAATGCTTCTTCATAGAATAAACTGGGACGGATACTCTACAAAAAACGGACTAGCCTATAATGTGTTAAATTACGACCATCCAGATATTCCTAAATTAAAAAATGCAATCAGGGAAATGGTTAAAGAGGCTTGTGAATACTATGAAATTAATTATGAAGAGCAAAGATATGTTGCCCACGCATGGTTTAATTTAGAAACAAAAAGAAGTAGCGAAAAAAGCGTTAACCCAGTAAACCAGGAACAATTTTTTCATGATCACTTAGATGGAAGCGGAATCCCAATATTCCATGGATATTATTGTGTAAATGCTGAGCCATCAGTAACTTACTATAAAATTAATAATGAAACTATATTTGAAAATATAAATAAAAATGACAGGGCGATACTGTCAGAAACAGGACACCCACACGGAAGAGACGACTGGTATTACGATGAAAGTAGAGTTACTATTGCTTATGATGTTATCCCAGTTCCAGGTGGAAATCTAAATGACGAGACTACCTGGACGTACCTTGATTAATGAAAGACATCGGCGTATTTATATACAGTTTTCAAAATAAAAATTTAATTGAAAATTTAATAGATATTGCAAAAAAGTCTAGCGGATTAAACAATATATATTTTTATGTAGTAGATCAAAACAATATTGAAAGATCTAGGAATATAGATATTGATTTAAATCATTGTAAAATTTTGTATAAATATGTAAAATGGGATTCAATTAAAAGTCCTATCTCATACAAAAAAGATGCATTTAGAATTTTAAATAAAGAGTACTATATGGTCTGTGGAGACGGAGTAGAATTTAATCATAATTGGGATCAAGATTTAATAGAAAAAATGAATGAAGTCAGATATGTGAACACAACAATTATATCTGGAAGCAATAGGATAGTCCCGTTTAACAAGAATAGATTTTTAATAGGATATGAAAAAATAGAATCAGATAAAAATGAGTATAATAAATTTATAGATAGAGATTTTATGTTTTGCCTTTCTTCAGATTTTAGAAGATTTATCTTTCCAGAATATTTAAAGTATTATGGAGAAATTGAAAGCGTGTCGCTGGCATTTAAAAGTTCTAAAATAATGTCAATGCCAAGCAATTTTTTAATAAACAAAACAGTTCCACTTGAAAATATTCAATATGTGCCATTTTCCTTATATCACGGATACAATGAATTTATTAGTAAAAACAAAGAAAGCCTAAATACAATTTATGAAAGCAATATCAAGGCTTTACCTTTTGATGGAAATGATGTAGAATATGATTTGAATAGATCTCAAACCGATAAAATTGGCGGAAACAGATATTTAAATAAGACAAGGACAATAAATTGATGAGCGGGAAACTTATTGTTGGCGGAGTAGGAATAGGAAACTTTAAGGATATTCCTCAAAGAACAATTGAAGCAGTAGAGTCATGCGATGTTATTGTTGCAGAACATGGTGAGTCTTTTAAAAGATTTTTAGATAATAAAAACAAAAAGTACCGTGGCGAGATTATTAATTATTTGCCAGAGTTAGAAAATAGGGCAGAGATAATTAAGCATGTAATTGATTCAATTGTTAGCGGCAAAGATGTTTTACTTTTATCTCAAGAAGGAATGCCATTAATACATGACCCAGGATTTGAAATAGTAAAAGCTGTAGTTGAAGCAGAACTTAGAATAACAGTAATTCCTGGACCGACTGCACCAATTGCAGCCCTATGCGTTTCTGGTTTTTCAACAGAAAAGTTTATATTTGAATCAGACGTTCCTCAAAATACTCCAGAGGCTATGAGAGTATTTAGCGATCTAAAGTATGAAAATAGAACAACTATATTTTTTGATAAAATAATTAATTTAAAAAGAAGTTTATATTTACTTTCACAGGTAATAGGTGAAACAAGACGTGTTTGCATTTGCATAAATTTAACTCAAGGAACAGAAAGAATAATAACTAAACAAATTAAACAAGCAATTGAGTGGACAAATGAGCCAGACTTTCAAGAATTACAATTTAGAGATGTTAAAGTAGTACTAGTAGTAGAGGGAGTAAATATATGAGTAAAATGATAAAGGTTGTAGAAAATTTTATATCAGAACCAGATGCGCTTGTTTTGATCGAAGAAATACAGAGACCTTCTGAAGTAAACCCGTACCCAGAATATTATAAAGACAGGAACGGCGGAACAGCATTACCTTATAACAGTAGGGTTATGGATATCTTAAAAAAATATGCAATAAGGGCAAACCTTGTACAGAAAGAATTTTTTAATTTAGACAAAGACGTAATTGTAACAAAAGCCTTTGGCTCTGGTTGGGTTCCTGGAACTAAAGGAAACCCACACATAGATGCAATTGAAAAAGAAACTTTTATCGAATACAGCACAGTAATATATTTAAACGATGAATATGAAGGTGGCGAAATCTATTTTCCAAAACAAGATTTTGAACATAGGCCATTAAAATTTTCTGCAATATTTTTCCCAGGGAATAAATACGAATATCTTCACGGGGTAAAAGAAATCACTGGCGGAAATAGATATACTGCTTTATTTATGCAATCAACTCAAAAAGAGTTTGTTGATCCAGATTTTAAGGACTGCTAATGGAAAGAGAAATACTTGCACTAGGTATGGCCTATTATAAAAATATTATCCCAGAGCCACAGTTGCTGATAGAAAAAATAGAAAATTTAGAAAACAAAAGAGCAGAGTCTACAAGTTACAAATCTTTGTTCATTAGACCATGGCAAGCATGGGATTACGATCAGGGCGGTAAAGAAAAAACTATTTTCTGCTGGCAAAAATTTATACCAAAACCAGAAGATATTCCAACAGATGATTTTTTTTATAAAGAACAGCTAGAGATATCAGAGGCGTTATTTGGGGCATTAGAAAAAGGACTACAAGATTATTTTTCACTTTATCCGTATTCTCAAAAAAATATAAAGTCAAGAGAAAAAACTATGCACCTATTAAAGTACAAAGAATCTGGCTTTCTTCCAGCACATTCAGATCATGGAATTAGTAGCAGAGTCTTGTCCGCCCTACTTTACTTAAATGATGATTATGAAGGAGGCAATATTAAATTTGAACACGCAGGTGTTAATTTAAAACCAGAGGCAGGCAGCCTTTTATTCTTCCCATCAAACTATATTTATATTCATGAGGTATCTGCAATAACAAACGGAACAAGGTATGCCCTACCGAATTGGTATCATAATAGGACACAGCCATATTACTCAGATGGAACAGAATGACAGTAATAGTAACAGGCTCTGCAAGCGGAATAGGAAAGGCAATAGCAGATAGGCTGTTGTCTAAAGGATATGAAATAATAGGTATTTCAAAATATGAGCAATACGAAACTAAGCATGAAGATAAGTTTAAGTACTATAAAGCAGATGTACGTAATATTAATGAGCTATATAAAGTTTCTGATGAGCTGCGTAAAGAAGGAAAAACGGTAGAGGCTTTAATTAATTGCGCTGGGGTGTACCATAATTCTCCAATTAAATATGTTTTTCCAGAACAGGTTTATGACGTACTTGATACAAATGTTAAAGGTGTATTTAATGCTTGTCAGGCATTCATTCCATTAATGGATACAAATAAACATACCCCAATCATTACCATGTCCAGTATGGCAGCATCTATAACAAATGAAGCCTCTATGTATTCTGCTTCAAAAGCCGCAGTAGAGTCTCTTACAAAATCAATTGCAAAACAGGTTAGTAAAACAAAAATAAGACCAAACTGCATAGCGCCAGGACCTATAGGAACTAATTTTATTAGGTTCATGCCTACACAAATGGCACAGGCTGGTGTATCTAGACAGATAATAGAAAAGATGTTTACGGTTGACGATATTGCAAATGTTGTAGAACTTTTAATGGACGAAAGATCTTCCAGCATTATAGGTGAATCAATAAGTATAGGTGGGGTATAATATAAAGATGTCCTACTACTTTAGAGTTTTAAAAGACAACCCGATAGGCTTCTGGAAATTAGATGAGCTGTCTGGCACATCTGCTATAGATTACTCTGGGGCAGGAAATAACGGAACATTTAGTCAGTCAGTATCAGATAATAACCCGCCATTGGTTATTGGCGGAGTTGTTAGTAATAAAATTAATTCATCAAAATATATTTCTTTTCCGATAACAAAAAATTACTACGGTGTTGTTGGAAATGGCGGAGTTGCAAATATAAATTCTTTAGACAGTTCATTTTCAATGGAATGCTGGTTTGCTTCAGATATATCAGATCCAGCAGAGGTTCCAATATTTGCAGATGGAGACACAGGAATTTTTTATGAAAACGGTAATTTAAAATTTAAATTTGGTCAATATGAATGTATATATAAATTATTAAATTTGAAAAAGTCTTACCATGTAGTTGGTGTATATTCTGTTTCAGCAATTTATCTGTATGTTGATGGGAAAATTGCATCTTATTCCTACGTAACAGATACTCCAGAAATAACAAATTCAACAACAACATTCCAGGCTGGCCCAACAAATGAATTAGAGGATTCTTTCTTATTTGACTCTCCAGCAGTGTACAGATATGATTTAAAACAATCTAGTATTTTAGAACACTATAATTCAAATATACATGTTCCAGCAATTCAAGTTGGTGGCCCAGAAGGCGCAAGCATTTTTGAGATATACGATAACAACATATCGACAAAGTATTATTACTCATACCCAGGAAACAAACCGTGGACATATTTTATAAATGAGGACCTTCATTATAACAATCAAGAACAGTACTTGGAAATATTAAAAACAGATTCTGCTGATTCAAAGACAGTCGTAATAGAAGATGTGATTTCCCTACCCCTAGCACCTAATATGAATTCTTCAAAAATAGAGTGGGGTGGAGACAATGGAATATCTGTAGAAGTAAGCACAGATGGGACAACGTATAGTAGTTGCATTAACGATGCTCCAATACCAGGATACACTATAGATAATTTTGATTCAGAAAGAATTGTACATCTAAAAATAACATTAAGTACAGATGATGCAAGCGTTAGCAGTCCAAGGTTAAGCTTTTTAGCAATGACTTTTTACAATGACAATTCTATATATTCTATAAATTCATCAGACTATATATCTTCAGATACCGATGTATCCCTTGGTTCAAAAGTATATCCTTTGTTTTCTAGAGATTTTAGAAACGGTATCAGGGCCTACGAGAACTCTGGATTTTCAATCAATACAGAAAAAGACATATCTCATATAGAATTTTTTTATACTCCGTCTTCCTCTGATCAGAGCTTGCTAATTTCCTGCGGAACCCCATCGACACAGATCTCTTGGAATTCTTCGGGGGTGCTATCAAAAACAAATATATCGTCAATTTATATAAACGGTATAAACAAATCCTCAGAAACCAATATTAGCAATATATTAAACTTTAATGATTTAAATTTTATAGGCATTAATTTAACACAACCAGTAAGCGGATCAATTAATTTTAATTATAGCCCTTCTGGGTCTAAGTCTAGCCTTTATCAGAATATATCCCTATATGAAAATACACTAACTCAAGAAGATTCGGCAAACCACTATGGAATATATGCCTCAAATATATCTACTGAAACAAACGATTCGTCACTTACATTGACAGAAAATGGCGTAAAGTACTACGATAATGACTGGGTTGTCGTTCAAAGCGTTTAATTTGTCACAATCATTGACAAAAATATGGACTTTGACATTAAAGAATGGTAAAATAAATACCTATGAACATCAATAAAGTTAAGCACAGCTATGTAGAGGACACCAGACTAGGCATATATGTCTGGGAAATGCCAGACGGTCGCTGGATTGGCGATGACGATGGAAACTTTTTATCCGTAACATCTATGAAAGATAATAAGGAAAAAGTTAATGCTCTTGCAAAAGTAGTACAGTCTTATGGAATTTATGAAGGCAATCCGCTATTTCTTCCAGGTCGTAGAAAAATTGATGACGAAGAATTTGAACACCAAAAGCAAAGACTAGACTGGGGCCTAGTACCAGACCCACTAGACATAGGAAACTATAAAGACGAAATGGCTTCTGCCAATAAAGGAAGAAAGAGATAATGGAATTTTTAGACGACGATTCAGCACAAGACATACAGATTTCAAACACAGCCGATTGGTTTATGTTTAACAACAAGGTTGAAAAAAATAATGATCCCTTTAGTATTGATGGGGAAGAATTAAAAAAAATTGATGGATTAAGCCCAGCGTTTAAAAGAAAAATTTCTAGAACTCTAGAAAAAAGATTTGTAGGAACAGATCAAACATCAACACAGCAGAATCTACTTGCACAAGCTATTAGCGGATACTCAATGTTTGACCTTGTACAGCCACCATATAATCTAGATTATCTTTCACAAATTTATGAAATATCCCCATATAATTATGCAGCAATTAACGCTAAGGTTTCAAACATTGTTGGACTTGGATATTCTTTTGTTGAAACAAGTAGAACCAAAGAAGCACTAGACTCAATAACAGATTCAAAACAATTAGATAGAGCAAGAAATAAATTAGAAAGACTAAGACTTGCTTTAGATGAGTGGCTAGAATCAACAAACGAAGAAGAAACATTTACAGAAACTTTAATTAAGGCCTACGTAGATCTGGAAGCAACAGGAAACGGATTTATTGAAATAGGAAGAACATCAGCTGGCAATATTGGATATATTGGACACATACCAGCAAAAACAATGCGTGTGCGTAGACTGCGTGACGGATTTATTCAGCTTCTTTACGGCAAGGCTGTATACTTTAGAAACTTCGGAGATACAGAAACTCCAAGCCCAATTTCTTCACAAGAAGGAAGACCAAATGAAATTATTCATTTAAAAAAGTATACTCCAATGAATAATTATTACGGAATACCAGACATTATTGCAGCACAAAATGCAATGGCAGGAAACGAATTCGCTGGCAAATATAACCTAGATTATTTTGAGAATAAAGCAGTACCTAGATATATTATTACCGTAAAGGGAGCAAAGCTTTCACCAGAATCAGAAAGAAAATTGCTTGAATTTTTCCAAGTTGGACTAAGGGGTAAGAATCATAGATCCCTATATATTCCTCTTCCAGCAGATACACCTGATTCAAAAACAGAATTTAAAATGGAGCCAATTGAAGCAGGCTCACAGGAATCCTCATTTAATATATATAGACAATCAAACCGTGACGAAATTCTTTTATCCCATAGAGTCCCAATTAATAAAGTTGGAACTCCAGCAGGAGTTAATTTAGCCGTTGCTCGTGATGCAGATAAAACTTTTAAAGAGCAGGTTTGTAGGCCAGCACAAGATAATTTAGAAAAGAAAGTAAATAGAATTATCTCAGAAAAGACAGATGCCCTTGTAATTAAATTTAATGAATTAACATTAACTGATGAAGATACCCAATCTAAAATTGATGAAAGATATTTAAGAATGCAGGTATTAACTCCAAATGAAGTTAGAATTAGAAAGGGCATGATTCCAATTGAAGGCGGAGATAAAGTTATTGAATTAAAACCTCAACAGCAAGCTGAGACCAGGGCCCAGGCTGGAAAAACAAGGGCTAGGGATTCCGAAAGATCTGCAAATTCGCCAGACGTTTCTGGAGAGGGAAGAAATGCCCAGGGTGACGGAAGGCAAGTCGACTAACCCTACTCAACCATTATTTGCCTTTTTATATATAAGTAAGTAAAATTGAGCATATGAATATAGAAAAATCATATTGGTCGTCCAATGGTGATAGTATTAATTTATCGGTTCCTTTTACAAAGGTTAACCGTGAAAGAAGAACTGTCTCTGGATTTGCCACACTTGACAATGTTGATCAAACAGGCGATGTCGTAACATCAGATGCAAGCATAAAGGCATTTGAAAGTTTCAGAGGAAACATTCGTGAAATGCACACACCACTCGCAGTTGGAAAAATGCTTTCATTTAAGCCAGAAACATTTTATGATCCAATTTCTAAATCTTTTTACAGCGGAATTTATGTAGATGTTTATGTATCAAAGGGCGCACAAGATACATGGGAAAAAGTTCTTGACGGAACTCTGACTGGATTTTCTATTGGCGGAAAAATTACAGACTCAGATAATGAAGTAAATAAGTCAGACGGAACTTCAGTTAGATTTATTAAAGCTTATGATCTCGTAGAACTTTCAATTGTAGATTCACCAGCAAACGAATTATGCAATGTTCTTTCAATTCAAAAGTCTAACGGAAAACTAATTTTTAAGGGAATAGCAACAGAAGTAGTTGCAGAAAATATTTTTTATTGTGAAGATAGCGACTCAGTATTCATGTCAACAGAGTCATCATACACTTCACCAGTAACTGGAAAACCAGCAACACTCATTGGATGGGTTGAATCTAATGATGTTAACAAAGCAAAAGAAATAGATAAGATTCTTGATTTACATAAAAAGTCAAGATTGTCGTTGCCTGAAACACAAACAATTGCAAAACAGGCAAACGTAGAAGGAGGTAATGAAGTGTCAGAAAACACAGAAAACGCAGTAGTTGAAAATACTATTGTAGAAGAGACACCAGCTGCAGCAGAAGCCGTAGTTGTTGAAAAAGCTGTTGCGGAAGCAGCAGTTACAGAAGACGCTCCTGCCGAATCTCTAGAAAAAGCAGCCGACGTATCAGAAGTTATGGTTGATGAACCTGATTTTGCAAAGATGTTAGGCGATTTAAAGGGATTCTTTTCAGATACTTTAGCGAAAGCAACAGAGGCAAACGCAGCTCAGGTCCTAGATATTAAGGGAACTGTAGAAGCATTTAGCAAGAATGTAGACGCTAGAATTTCAGAGTTAGCAGAAAAGTCAGTAGCACTAAGTGCAGCCGTTGAAGAAATCAAGGGCACAATCAATAACGTTGAAAAGCGTGTTGACGCAGTAGAATCAGATACTGCATTTAAGAAGTCCTCAGACCTTGGCGGGTCTCAGGAAGTAGTAATAAACAAATCTAAATGGAACGGTTCTTTCCTCGGTTCCGTGAACGAATTATTTAAATAAGAAAAAGGATAGGTGAAAAATAAATGAGTAATGAATTGTTAGAAAAAACAATCGCTACAAACACCACAGCAACAGCCAGCATGGCTGGTTCAGCTGACCCAACTTCTGGCATCCACGTAGGTTCCGAGGGAAAAGGCGGACTTCTCAATCCTGAGCAGTCAGCACGTTTCTTGGACTATATGTTCGATGCAACAGTTATTGGTAAAGTAGCACGTACTGTCCGCATGAAGGCAGACACAACAGAAATCGATCGTATTGGCGTTGGTGAGAAGCTTATGAAGCTTGCAACCGAAGGCGACGATACATCATCAAATGCTAAGGTAGACTTCTCAAAGATCTCTCTTACAACAAAGAAGCTTCGCTTGGACTGGGAGCTTTCAACAGAATCTCTAGAAGATAACATTGAAGGTCCAGATCTAGAAGATCACATCGCCCGCTTGATGGCAACACAAGCAGGTAACGACATTGAAGACGTAGTTCTCAATGGTAATACATCACTTTCATCAGATGCACTATACAAGTCATTTGACGGTGTTGTAAAGAAGGCAAAGGCATCAGGTCACGTAGTTGACGCAGCGGGAGCTAATATCTCACGTGCAGTATTCAACTCAGCACTTAAGGCACTTCCACGTAAGTACAAGCAACGTCGTCAAGATCTCCGCTTCCTAGCAGGATCAAACTTGATTCAAGATTACTTGTATTCAACATCACAAAACATCCAGAACGTAAACCCACAAGATATTGCTTCAAGCATTATCCGTGGCGATCAGCCAGGTCTTGGCGGTCCAGCTGGATTCGTAGCACCATTCGCATTCGGTATTCCAATTGTAGAAGTTCCACTTCTTAAGGAAGCTGAAGACGGCGATTATTCAGGAGCATCAGGTGACCACGGAGACGTCCACCTAACATTCCCAAATAACGTTGTTATTGGTATCAAGCGTGATGTAACACTATACCGCTTCTTCTGGCCACGTAAGGACTCAATCGAGTACACAATGTATACTCGTGTTGGCGTTCAAATCGAGCAAGCAGATGCTTGGGTTGTTGTTAAGAACGTAAAGGTTGCTTCCTAATTTAGGATAAAATCTCAAGAAAGGCCCCTAATTAATTTTAGGGGCTTTTCATTTTAATTTACTAATGCTATAATTAATTTACTTAGACTAAGGAGTAAATATGTCATTTGAGACATTAAAAGTATCAGAACTAAATAAAATAGCGGAAGACTTTGCCGTAGACACAGAAGGACTTAAGAGCAAAAAGGATATCATCGCAGCCCTAGCAGAAGAGGGAGTTACCTGGTCAATTTATGCCAAAACTCTAGATTTGCCAGAAAAGGATGAAGATGACTCAGAAGAAGTTATTGCAAAATTCGATCCAAATGCTGAACAGCCAGAGGATAGCGTTCTAGTTAGAATGACTAGAGATAACTTCAGATACGATATAATGGGTATTACATTTACAAAAGAACATCCGTTTGCTGCTGTAAATAAAAAGAAAGCACAAGAAATTTTTGATAAAGAGGAGGGTTTTCGTTTAGCAACTCCGAAGGAAGTACAGGAGTACTACCACTAAACGTAAACATAAAAAATGTCTGAAATATTAATTGGTGGCGACAGTTCACCACTTTCTTTACGAGTAATGTATCGTGGAGAACCAGCACAACCAGATGCAGCACCAATAGTTAAAGTCTATGACGTAACTGAAGATCCAGCCATCTCTCCATCTATATCTCCGACGCAACTTCTCACAACACTGTCTTCAGAATTGTCAGAAGTTGATGTCGGGATTTATCACTGTCATTTGCCAGTATCTTATATACAGAGACAAAGATCTCTAAAGTTAGTTTGGCAATATACTATGGATGGTCAAACAATTACAAAAGACCATAGAGTATTTATAGTAACTCCATATGTAGATTTAACACAAGCAGCAGAAATATTGGGAGTAAGTACAGAACCTTATGACCCAGGATATAAGAGTATTAAAGAATTAACAAATGCAGAAAGATATGCAAGAAAAACAATAGAAGCTTACACTGGACAAAATTTCTATCTTTATGACGATGCACATGTTATTTATGGTGGAGGCTCAGACACTTTGCCACTACCATACAAAATAAATGATTTACATGAAGTATATGCAAACGGAAGCCTGCTTCTAGACAATATTAATGAAGTTGATAATTGGGGTAGGGTCGTTGAAATTACAGAAAGCGGATACGGTCTTAGAGTAAACAGATCAGCCGCATTAGATAGTATTGTATACACTACAAACGGAATGGTCCCACCTTCAGTTAATGATGTTACAGCAGGATCATTTATCAATGGATATGAATATAAAGTTCAAGGTAAATTTGGATGGGACTACGTTCCAGACGATATTGAACTAGCATGCATAGAATTAATGAAAGACTATTTTGCAAAAGATAGAGCATGGAATAATAAGTATGTAAAACGAATACAGACTTTTGACTGGAATTTTGAATACGATACAACGGCATACAAGGGGACTGGAAATAAATATGTAGATCAGCTACTAGATCCATACGTGCTGACTCAAATGGTTGTGGTGTAAAATGATCGATCTAATTGATTCAATATTATCAATGGATCTGGATTTGTATGTACAATCCGAAACACAAGATGCCAATACTGGAGCAATTAAAAAAGAATGGATGTTTTCTAAAACAATTCCATGTCACGCAAAAGGAATAGTAAGCAATTCAGCAACAGCCAGGTCTGGAGATAAACAGGTTTTTGGGGCAAAATATATAAATGACCAAACCATACAAATTAGAACTATTGAAAAGCTTAATGTAAGGCAAAAAATAACAAACATTAGAGACAGCTCTGGAAATGTAATTTGGACTGAAATTGATTATCCTCAAGAAACTCCAACTGTTTTTGAAGTTGTTGGCGTAACACCTATAACTGATCCATTTGGCGGAACCCTAGGATTTAATTCGACTTTAAAGAGATCGGAGAATCAGACAATTGGAATCTAGCACAGCATTAATTCAAGCAGCAAGCGGACTAGAAAGACTTATGGTTGGCGCTAAACCAGGACCAATTAAAGATAGTAATGTTGCACAAATTTCAGCATTTGTTTATTATCAAGCAAACGTAATAGCTAAATTAACAAGCAACAATGCATTTCAAAATAAATTTACTCAGACCCTATTTAACCAAATAAATAAAGATTTTGGAGAATATATTGATGCAAAAGCAAGAACCTCTCCAAGATCACTTCACCATGTTTACGAATGGAAAAAGCTAGGAGACCCTTCAGGTAGACTATTTAAATTGAATAAAGTATCTCAAGATGGATTGTCATTTAAATTAAATTATGAATTGTCCCCATCTAAATCATTTGTTCCAACACAAAGAGGAAAGCATAGACACGTATTTACAAATAAAGCTTTTGTAATGGAAGCTGGAATGCCCGTTAAAATTGCTCCAAGGGCTTCTGAGCGCATAGTGTTTGAAGTTGATGGCAATGTAGTGTTTATGCCAAAAGGCGCCTCAGTGACCGTGCAGAGGCCAGGAGGCAGCGGTGTTAAAAATCAATTTTCATTAAACTACAGCAGATGGTTTTCTTCAAACCTTGTAAGCCTTTCAATTAAAAAATCGGGATTTCAAAACTTATTTAATCAATCATTGTCAAGAGCATTAAAGGTGCCATCAGAAATTAAAAGAGTTCAATATTCTTTTTCCCCAAACTCAATTAGACTTCAGGCAGATGCAGCCCTAACATCATCATTTGGAGGAGCGCTATAATGACAAAATGGAATTTTGATGCAATGTATGATCTTCGTCAATTTATATGGACAAATTTACAGGACTCTGGAATCATTGATAAGGATGATTACTACAGCGATAATTTAGGCAAGTCAATTGTTCCAATATTGCCAGTTCAACAACAGCCCGAAATGAATCAATTCCTAAATAATAAAACTCATATTATTTACGATAAGGTCGGAATGTCATACGAGGATAACTGGATGATATGCAATGAGCAAATTCTATTTACTATTTATGACTCAGACTATGCCAAAATCAATGAAATTAGAAACTTGATGGTAGACCTATTTAGAAGAATGGATGAATCAGCAGGGGATCTAAATCGATATAGCGGTCTTTCAGAAAAGTTTAAATTCCATAGTATTTATATTGCCGATATTTCCCCTACTACCCCTTCAGAAGAAATACAGGGGTTTTTATCTGCGGATGTCGTATTAGAGGTCAAATATTCAAGGATGCTCAACGGCACGGGTAGGTATTTGTAATTTGCCTTATTAGGTTAAATCGACTAAAATTGGTCTAGAGGAAAGGCCTAGCCAGCAAACATTTTTTAAAATTTTACAGGAGGTAGAATAATGGCACAAGTAGCAGGTAATGCTAAAAATATTCTTGTCGGTGCTTCACCACTTTTCATTTCAAATGTAGACGTTACATCATCAGCTTACATTGAAAATGCGGAAGCAGGAGTAGCTATTTCAAGTGGTGGTTCAGTACCAGCATTTGCAACAGGAACAACATATACAACTTCACTGAATGCAGTTGATTCAGGAGATTTTTACTATAGAAACGTTGGTTTTACAAACAACGGTCTTCAAATTACTTATAACCCAACATACGATTCAGTGACTGTAGACCAGTTGCTCGATACAGCTAAGCTGTTCAAGTCTGCGATGGAAGTTATGATTGCAACAGAAATGTCCGAAGGTACACTAGAAAACGTTCTAATTGTATTCGGTCAAGGAGAAAACACAAAGTCAGAAACAGGAACAGGAACTTCTTACAAGGAGACTCTTGGTATCGCTGGTGGAGCTCTAGGCGAGAAGCCAACAGAGCGTCAGCTTATTGCAGTAGGTCAAGCACCTACTTCACAAGGTGGAAATGACGTAACAGCAGCAGAGCGTGTATATTATGCACGTCGTGTATTGTCAGTACAGCAATCACAGTTCTCTCTAGCACGTACAACAGCAACAACATTCCCAGTAAACTTCCGTCTTCTTCCAGATGCAGCATACGCTGGATCTGAGTACGGCAAGATTATTGACCGTGTTCTTACAGCATAATAATTAGATTATTATAATAGGGAACCCCCATTAATTTGGGGGTTTCTGCTTGTATTGGTAAAATTATTTTGTTATAATGGTTAAGACTATCCAAGGAGGATAAATTGGCAACTACAGTATATAACGTAGAAGAGATCAAATTACAGAACGGCACAGTGGTAACTCTTAAACCACTATCAATCAGCGAGCTTAGAAAGTTTATGATTGCAGTAGAAAAGACTGGCCAGTCTACATCAGAAAATGACACATTAACAGCGCTAGTAGATGCATGCGGAGTTGCTCTAGAAAAGCAGGTTCCAGATCTAGTAAAAGATAGACAAGCTTTAGAAGAAGCTTTGGACGTACCAACAATCAATCGCATACTTGAAGTATGTGGAGGGATTAAACTTGACGACCCAAATCTTCTAGCGGCAGCGGTTCTGGCTGGTCAGAACTAGATTTAGCCGCTTTAGAAGGAGAAGTTTTTTTATTAGGACATTGGAGTAACTACCAAGAACTTGAAGAAAACTTATCAATGCCAGAACTTATTCAAACTTTAGATGCAATGCAAAAAAGAGAATCTTCAAATAGAAAATTCTTAGCAGGACTCCAAGGAGTTAATCTAGAGATTGAAGAAGAAAAGAATGAAGGTCCCACCTTCGAAGATATACGAATGAGGGCACTTGGAATAACAGCAAGTAGAGACGATGTAGTTTCACTACAAGGATCTCTTGCAGCAAGTGCAGGATTTGGAATCGGGGCAGGATTGGGATACTCTAAGGAGTAATATAGATTAATGGCCAATGAGAATATAGTAACTAATATAGTTGCTAGCTCCGATTTCTCAAATCTTATAGCAGATGTATATAAGGTTACAAATGCGTTGTCACAAATGCAGGAGCAAACTGCAAATCTTAATAGAACAATGCAGGCTCAAATCGGAAAAATGCACCAAAACTTTTCCGATACAATTAAAAGTACAGGTCAGTTTTCAACACACTTTGTAACCCTTTCATCAGATGCAGAAAAATTTGGAAAGAGCTTAGACTCTGGAAAATTAAAATTAAAAGACTACTATAAAACCTGGAACGAGCACCACAGAACATCAACTGGTCTTGTACGAGATCTTGCAAAACAACAAGTAACATTACAGAATGCTGTATTCCAATCCCTAGGCAAAAATGCACAGGGATTACAGCAGTTTAATGTTCATATTCCAAGAGGATTAGATGAAATAAAAAATAAGAGTGCAATTGCTAGACAAGAATTGCAAATTATGAATAAGGTTGTTCAAGAAGGAGCTAATCAATTAATTAACTGGGGTAAAAACACTCAATGGGCAGGACGCCAGCTAACAGTAGGATTAACAGTTCCAATCGCAGCGTTTGGTAAAGCTGCAGCAGATGCGTTTAGACAGGCAGATCAAGAACTTGTAAGATTAACAAAGGTTTATGGAGATATAGCGGGAACTTCATCAGAAGAATTAGGAAGAGTAAGAAAAGATGTTGTAGAAACATCTAGAGATATTGCAAACGCTTACGGTGTTTCATTTAAAGAAACCATCGGACTTGCGGCTGACATTGCAGCAACTGGTAAAACAGGGAATGAATTATTAAAATCAGTTCAAGAAACAACACGTCTTGCAGTGCTTGGTGAAGTGGATAGGCAAGAAGCAATGAAAGCTACTCTTGCAATACAAACAGCATTCAAGCAGAGTTCAGATGAACTTGCAAATTCAATTAATTTTTTAAACTCAGTAGAAAACCAAACATCCACAACCCTTGCAGATTTAGTTGAAGCAATTCCTAAAGCAGGTACGGTTATTCAAGGAATGGGTGGAAGCGTAAAAGATTTAGCACTTTATCTAACAGCGATGAAAGAAGGTGGAGTTAATGCATCAGAAGGTGCAAACGCAATTAAGTCATCTCTAGCATCATTAATTAACCCAACAAAAGTTGCAAGAGAGATGTTCTCTGGATTTGGAATAGACTTAGAGAAAATTGTTTCAGGAAATGCGGGCAATGTAACACAAACTATTTTAGATCTTCAATCAGCACTTAACACATTAGACCCACTTTCAAAACAAAAAGCTTTAGAGCAGTTGTTTGGTAAATTCCAATTTGCAAGAATGAATGCTTTATTTTCTAATTTAGGACAACAAGGAAGCCAGACGCTAAAGGTTATGGAGTTAATGAAGGCCAGCAGCGAAGATTTAGCGAGTGTTGCTAGTCGAGAATTATCTCAAGTTACAGAATCTGCATCAGGTAAATACAGAAGAGCTCTTGAGGGATTAAAAGCAGATCTTGCAACAATTGGAGAAGCTTTCTTAAATATTAATACAAAGCTTATTAATTTTATTGACGGAATTATTGATTTTGCAAATAAACTTCCAAAACCATTAAAGAATGTTCTTGCCGTATTGGGAGGCATAACTGCAGCGGCAGGTCCTCTTATTATGTTAACGGGTGTTCTTGCAAACTTCTTTGGCTATGTAGTTAAAGGCTTGTATCACATGAAAGCTTTCTTTAAAGGCGGAGAAGGATGGAAGTATTTAACTCCAGAAATTTTAGCAGCAGATAAAGCTGGAGTGCTTATTGAAAAAACATTTTATAGCGATGCTCAGGCAGCAACAGTATTAAAACAAGCACTTCATAATTTAAATCAAGAATTTGGTATATTACAAGCAAATGCAAAATCTGGACAAATTTCAGCAAAACCAGTAATAGCTACACTTGCAAGCAACCCAGTTGTTATGGCTGGTGGAGGAAGAACGGTAAATCCTAACCACCCACTAGTTGGAAAATCTTATTCTAGAGAAAGCGCTCATATGAACCCAAGAGGTCTAATGACTTCAGAACAAAGAGCGTCACAGACATTCCTAGGAATGGTTCCAAGCTCAGGTCCAGTAAACAGAGTTATTGGACAGAACCCTATGATTTATGCCGAAAACAATTTGCCAAATGTTCCAGGACTTACAACATTCTCAAATAATAGAGGAACCTCATCAGCTGGAGTTGTTGCTGGAGAAGCTGCAAAATGGTATGCAATGATGGGTGCACTTGCAATGCAATCAAAAACAGAAATTGAAGTATTAAAGAAACAAATAGCAACAACTGGAGTTGTTACTAGAGAAGTTATGAATTCCTTTGATGATATTTTACCAGCTATGACAAGGTTAACATCTGATGCCGCCGCACAATCAGCAGCAATTGTAGCAGAGCTAAAAGCGGGTAAGATAACAATAGATGCAGCAAGACAAAGAATTATGGCATTAAATTATCAGGTAGAAGCATCAATGGGAGCAGCCATAACTGGAGTTGCTGCTGCTCAAGGAAGATCTGTGGATTTATCTAAAATACCTACATTAGGTCAGCCAGTTGTAAATGCTAGAGGCTCTTCTAATATGAGAGAGTTATTTAAAAAACCAAGTACCGCCGCTTTAATTGATAAGGTTGCAAGAGGACTCGGTGTTAGAACTTCTGGCGCAGGTTACAACATTGAAACTACAATACCAAAAAGATTTAATTCTGGAAATCTTGTACCAGGAACTGGTAATACTGATACGGTTCCAGCAGTTCTTACTCCAGGTGAATTTGTTGTAAACAAAGAAGCAACAGCAAGAAACCTTCCTCTACTTCAAGCAATTAATGGAGGAATGGGTAACGGCGGACCAGGATATAAGAAGGGCGGATTTTTACCAGCAACTATGTTATGGCAGGGAAGCAAAATGAATGCAATCCTTGCACACCCAGAACAAGTCGGCAGAAGAGAAAGCCTTGGATTACCTCCAGGAAACACTATTCCAGGAACAATGTTTGCAGATGACTTTGTGCAAATGCGTAAAAAGGGAATGCATCCAGGAGGACTACTTTACGATATTGGATCAAGACTTGGATACAATCCAAAAGATTTACATTTTGCCATTAACCCAATGGAAAAAGAAATTAGAACTAAGCTTGCTTCAGCTGGAAATATTACTCCAGATGATTATGACAGAATAGTTTCTTCAACAATTCATAAATATATTTCAAAAGTAAGAAGAAATAGTCCAGCAAAAGGTAGACAAGTTTCATTTTTAGAAGAGCTAGCAATACTAGGATTTTCAAGAAATGCGTCAAATAAAGGAATTGCAAAAGGAAGTTTACAAAATAAAGGATTTGATGGACAGGTAATTCCTCAACCACTCATATCAACTGGAGGCGGAATTCCAGCAAGTATGGCAAAAGCCCACTACAATAAAATACAAGATCTTTATCCAGAAGGACAAAGATCTGCTACTCCAGAATTTGCATCAGGTAAAACAATAAAAACTTTAATGGGTGCAGAAAGAGGACACGTAGGAGCTGGTCTTCCATTTGGCGGAATGCCAATGAATATGGCGGTAAGAGGAATTAAACCAAATGACTATTCAATTCCTTCACACGGAAGAAAAACATTTTTAGGAATGCCATTAAATAAATTAGGAAAAGGTTGGGCTAATCCAAGATTTATTTCACCCGATGCCGCATCTGTAGCTTTAAAAAACAAATGGAGAATGGGCTATAACCGTGGCGGCCTAGTTGGAATGAATGATGGTGGACAAGTTCCTTATATGAAGGGTTACAGTTCAAGTGGACCAATGCTTGCAGATCAAATGGGGCTAAGTTCAAACATGAGTTACTCAGACACCACAGCTGGACGATCAATGAGAGGAACAGGATTCCTTTCTGGAACAATAGGCTCAATCGGTGGGTATGCTGCTGGTAGCGCAATTGGCGGTCCAATGGGCGGAATGGCAGGATCCATACTTGGACCAATGGCAATGCCAATGTTAATGCAAGCAACTTCAAAACTTAAAGTATTAACAACAGTTGCTCAAGGAGCAGCAAAGGGTGCAGGCTTATTAAAAAATGCATTTATGCTTATGCCTCCTCAAATTAAAGTTGCAGCTGTTGCCGCAGGACTTTTAACTGTAGGGTTTAATAAACT